TCTTCTTCTTCAGAATCATCGACCATTAATTCATAGATAGGTTCTTGACCGTTTTGGTTTCCCTTTTCCATATTAAATCCATCATTAACCATTAATTCATAGTTAGTTTCGTCTTCATCTTCTTCTTCAGAATCAAAGTCAAATTCTTCTTCAGAATCAAAGTCAAATTCTTCTTCTTCGAAGTCATCATCATCATTGTCATCATCGTCATCATCAGAAAAATGATTACTTCTCATAGGTCCAAAATCTTCATCTTCATCTTCTTCAGAATCAAATTCGTATTTAAACTTATCTTTTTCATCACCAAGATCATCGTCATCTAAATGTAACTCATACAAAACACTTTCGTTTGTTAAATTTGCCATTTCATTATTATTTAAATCACTTCCCATTTGTATTAAATATTCAGAATCATTATCATTATCAGTTAAATGGAGATATCCATTATCCTTTTTAACAATAATTCCATCTTCATCTCCCATAGCTCTAAATACTTTTAAAACTTCTTCGGGTGATGCTGTTGTCATATCTAATGGGGGGATTTCATGATTATCACTATCTAAATCATGAATATCAGTATCTTCTACGTCATCTTCATCATCTTCTAGATCTTCTTCATCTTCTAGACCTTCTTCATCTTCTAGGTCTTCTACATCTTCCAAATCTTCTTCTTCTTCGTCTTCTACGGCTGGTAGCTCGTCTTGTTCATATAAAGATTTTTTAGATTTTTTAGAACCAACAATTGATTCTCTAACTAATTCACTGATTTCTTCCTTCATTGTAGAAGCAAGTATTCCTTTTGCGTTTTCACTTATGGCGTTTTCAAGTGACTTCATTTGCAATAAAGCCTCTTCCACTACCGATTTTTTGTTATCCATACTCATTTTAGTTCAATGTGTTATGTGTTTATTTATACATAAATACCTCAATACATTAAAAAATTTAGTTTTTATTAAAAAAATAAATAAAAACGCAAAAAAAAAGGGAGTATATTTACCCCCCATTCATTTTTTTAATTAAAAAATTATTCAATTACCTCATCAATTCTACTTTCAACTATCGCAGTTATTCTCCAATTTTGAGAATAATTTTCATATACTTTAGTTATTTTAGCTTCAACATCTGTTGGGGAAAACCCCTTAACTAACTTTTCTTCTTTAATTTTTTTTACTTTACCTGTAACCTCATCAATTGTGTCGGTAGTAACTCTTGATATAAAATATTTCTCGTCCATATATTAATTTTTTTATTTATCTAAATAATCGTTTAATCTTTTCATTAAGTCAATAGACTTACCCATACCATTATTTAAATTTTCATCTTTACTTTCATCTATATTTTCTTCGTACTTAGCTCTATCGTCTTTATTTACATATAAATAAGCTCCAGGTGTTGATGGGGATGATACTAAGTCGAAACAAATTAATTCAAAATCATCTTGAACTTCATTTTTTTCTCCAGACTTAACCAAAGAACCAACACCACGAGAAGAAACCCCCATGGTAACCCCCTGCCTCATCATATTAGCCGCAACATCACCTTTTGATGATACAATACCTCTTTCGTGAAAACCTGGTGTAGTTAACAATTTAATCTTACCCATTAATACATTATTTTCCCACCATACTTCAGTTATTAAATGAGATACCCTATCTAAATCAACCAATGAAGATTCTGGATGGTTTAATTCTGAAATAGACATTCCTCTATTTATGATTTCTTTATACTTTTCAGCTTCTCTTTTTAGTATCTTTTCAGGGTAAACTCTTCCATTTCTATTTGGTACTCCGTATTTTTGTAGTGTAGCATAAAAGACAAAAGGTTTAGAATGGTCTAATTGACCGTACGATTCTTTAATTACATGACTATTTCTAATTTCGTTTGGATTAAGTATTCCAGCATCCCATTCAACTAAAATTCCTTTACCTGTATCATTTGGTCCTAATATTTTCATAATGTATTTTACAATAAATATTAGATGGATTCGAATTCTTTAACTTTTGTTATACTTAATATGAAATATTTTGAATTTTTTAAATCATCATGGTATACATACTTTAATATATTTTTAATTTTATCTCTTAATAATAATGATTTAAAGTCTAATGTTTTGTTGTGAACGAATAAAGTTATTTCAAGATTTAAAAAACTTTTTTTATTTTTTTGTATTCCACTTGTCCTTAAATCAAGATCCACTATATGGTGTTTTTCAAACGTAGTGTAATCTAAAACTTCTAAAAGTGTGTATTTTATTTGTCTTTTTATTTCACCAATAATCTTATTCCAATTTTCAAACTCGTCTTTTGGTTCAATCCATGTTTGGATTACAAGGTATATTGATTTTAACATTTTTGAGTCAACAGTACCGTAGTAACATTTTGCATCATCAAAAATATTTAACTTTGATGTTTTTCCTTTTTTCATTAATCATAACTTAATAGTTTATTGTTTAATGAAAATATAGGTAAATAAATAATATATGTCAAAAATTAAAAATCCTTAAAGATTTTTATTTAACATTCTAAGTTTATATAGGTTGTAATGGTCAGATTTAGACTCATTAATTTTTTTAATTGTATCAGAAATAGTCACTTTAAGTTCGGATTCTGTAGATTCGTTAATTGATTTATTTAAGTTTGAAATTACATTTTCTTTTAAAGATTTCATTTCAGTTATTATTTCTGAATCAGTTAAAGATATAATATCTTTTAAATATTTCATGTCCGATTCGTTAATATTAGAAAATTCTCTATTAAGTGAATCATTAGCTATTTTTAACATTGACGATAGTGGTAGGTTAACCGATTCCTTAACGTCTTTATTTTCTTTAGACATCAATATTGTTTTAATATTTTTTTTTGAATTTAAATTAGACTCTAAATCTTTAATTGACTTACTATAAATAATATTATCTAAATCCTTGTAGTTGTTTTTATTTTCTTTAACTATTGAGGATATCCATTCACTAATATTATTAATATATTTTGGATTATTCTCAATTAATATTTGAGAATATTCTATAGACTCGTTAATGTAATCATCAACAATACTACTATCAATACCTTTACTTGCGTAAAGTTCGTCATATATATAATATATTTCAGAAATGTCTTTGTTTTCTAAAATTATACTATTAAAATCTTTAATAAACTTTTTAAAGTTCTTTTTTCCGTATAAATCTACAGAAGCTTTTTCTATTTTTGTTTTAATCGCGCCAAAAGTATTCATATATGTTTTTATTATAAATATTACTTATTCAATAAAGATTTCAATTTATCATCAATTTCTAATAAAGAATTTCTACCTTTTGATAAATCCATAAAATTTGATCCATTAAATAGTGTTTCTTCTAGTAATATATTTAAATCATTTTTATTAAACCCTTCAGGTGTCACTTCACCACCAGGAGGGGGTTCAGGTGGAGGTGATTCAGATCCACCACCCATATCAGGCATTCCACCCATGTCACCACCGGCACCACCAGCATCAGCATCAGCTCCAGCTTCACCTTTTGGTTCAGAATCTTTTTTACCGTATAATTTATCAATATTATCAAATATTCCAGTATTTGTAATAATCTCTGCGGTTTTTGTTAATTCGGCAGATACCGCTCGTTCAATTCTTTGTTGTTGTAAATCCAATCTAATTTCTTCGTCAGAAAACCCTAATATATGTTTTTTAGCCCAAGAAGCAGATACTGGTGATACACTATTTGGTATTTCTGAAACCGCATCTTTATATAATAATATTTTTTCTTTCCACAATTCAATACCTAATAAATCAGACTGTTTTGATGGATTATTAAGTCCTAATGTAAAGTTTGTTAGTTCATCCTCAAAACCTAATAAAAATAAATGAACAATAGCAATTTTATTTAATTCTGAAATCATAGATTTTTGAATTCTATTTATTGTTCTTGCAAATCTGATATCTAGTACGGATAAGTTTTTACCGTCACCAACCGCCTCTTCAAAACCTAAATACGCTTTTGGTATTCTTAACGCTGTAACTAATTTTTTTTGAATGTATTCAATGTCAGCAATTTCAGATAGGTTGGTGGCACCAGCCAATGTTTCTATTGGACTAGTTGCCGTGGTATCTCTAACGGGAATAAAATAATCTTGATCTACGGCCATTTGATTATATCTCATATCTACATTTCCTGTTGCAGGATCAGATATCTGATCTCTTTTAAATTTATTAGCAACTCTTTGTACGTAAGGATCAACATCTTTATCGTCCATATTACCAACAAAAACTTTAAAAACTCTTCTTTCAGGTGCTCTTGAAACTCGGTATATTAACATAGCATCCTCACAAAGTAGTAGTTGTTTCCATATACGTCTAGCCTTTTCTAACATAGAAGTACCATACGGTAATTTTCTATCATCACCTAATATTCTAAAATGACCAACTTCCCAAGTATTAAACTCCATGTTTTTTTCTTTCCATGTAAACTTTAAGGCATCATTTTCGACTTCTTGGGACTGTTTATCAGGATGAAATCTCATACCTTTTTCTAATCTTTCAATTTGAATATTTGGCATCTGTTGACAACCGACAATTCCTTTTGATGGGTCTAATTTTAAATAAATAAAATTATCACCATACTTACAGGTGTTTCTTGTCCACATTGGTAAATTTGTGTTTATATCCAATTTATTTGTAAACAAATCAAATAATACTGATTTAATTCTTTTTGATTCAGAATATATTTGTAATATCTGTCCATCTTGATCTGCTGTGGTAGATTCTTCAGCATATATATCAAGA